AGAAGCGGGTAAATTCGTTGACATCCTTGCTGCTGGCGCTAAGTTCGGTTCATCTGAGATAGCTCAAACTGGTCAAGCCGCAAAGATTGCCGCTGGTCAAGCAAGGGCAACAGGATTAGATTTCCTACAATTGAATGCAATTATTCAAACAGCCGCAAAAGGTGGATTCTTTGGAAGTCAGGCTGGTACAGCTATTCAAGCAATATTAAGTCGAGTTGTTGAAAAAGGTAAATTAGATGTCGCTAAATTAGGGCTAGAAAAAACCTTTACCATTATAAAAGATAAGCTCGATTCCTTAAGTGATGTTGTTGAAAAGTCTGAATTTGCAACTAAGTTATTTGGCGAAGAACACAAAAAAGTAGCTTTTGCCATCATTAATAATATTGGTGCAATGACGGAATTTGAGAGAACATTAAAAACAACTGGAATTGCACAACAACAAGCTGATATTAATCTAAGTGGCTTTTCTACCAAGTTAAGACGAATGTTTATTATTATTCAGGAAAAAGTAATTAGAGCTTTCGATAGATTAGAGCCTAAAATATCCTCTATTGTTAAAAACTTTGGATTATGGATTGATACTTTAACTGATAAAGATATTAATGATTTTGTTGATTCGGCAATAAGAATGGGTAACGCATTAAAAACAGTTTTAGAATTAATCGTACAGATCGTCAATTATAATACAGAAGATTTATTTAAAGATGCGTTTACCATAACTGACAGAGATAAGTCATTTATTGATAAAATGTTAAGCTTTGCTGGATTTGGTGAAGCGAATGTTAATGTTTCAAATATCAATAGCCAAAATTCAAAGACAGATATCAATGTTAATTTAAATGCACCTCAAGGTGTAATTAAGAACGTTGAAACAAGGTCTGATGGGATGGCTAATGTCGGGGTTGCTACACCATGAGCGTATTGGAAGAACTAAGACCGGCATCTTTTCGTGGTGTTCCGTTTCTCGTTAAGCGAACGTCTACTGTTGGTGGTAGACGAACAGTGGCGCATGAGTTTGTTAATTCTGATACTCGTGAAGTAGAAGATTTAGGATTAAATCTAAAAACGTTTTCCGTTACTGCAATTATTGCCACTGAAACAGGTGATGCAGAATCACATCTAAGTAAAAAACTATCATTAATAGATGCATTAGATTCCAAAGGTTCAGCAACTTTAATTCATCCATTTTACGGTGAGTTTATTGTTGTCTCTGGAACTTATGTTATCGATGATGATATGACGAAGCTTGGAGAGACTACATTTCAATTAAGCTTTGAAGTTGAGACTGATGAATTAATAACCGAGCCATTTAGTAATATCTTTGATGATGTAACCAATAAAAAAAATGTTGTTGTTAATCGTTCTGGATTAGATGTCGCTAAAGGTTATTTTAATTCCACTAAATCAGCAATTGATTCCACGACTGATTTTATAGCTGATTTATCAAGTAAAGTTGAATCTATATCTGATTTATATTCTCAGGCTTTTAATACAGTTTCTGATTTAGTTGCTTCTGTTCAAAAGATAAAAAACGATACAATCAATATTATTAACTTGCCTTCACGAATGGCCGATGATTTAGGTACGTTATTTGTTAGAGTTGAAAATATTTATTCATCTAAAAAAGAATCGTTCGCTGATATATCACCATCATTATCAACAGAGCAGCAAAATATATTAGGTAATACTGATGAAGTAAAAGCTGATATTGATTCAACTTATGAAAAAGAACAGGCTATTTTAGCGGCTGAGATTCCAAGTATTTTAGATAAATCAAATTCAGATTATGAAAGAGATAAGTTTAATTCATTTCAATCGTTATTTGATTTCAATAAGAACTCAACAAGAATATCTGAAATCACAACAGCATCGGTTATTGATCTAAATGGAAATGATGCAGGAGTAACGGCATCTGTAACGTCAAATATTGGCAATGAAATTACGAATGAGCAAGCTGAAATCATTAATAATGAAAAGCTTTTATCTCGTATGATTCGTATTAATGCGTTAAGTGAGGCTTATCTGGCGGCTATAGGTATTGATTATTCATCAATTAGTGACATTGAAGAAATACAGGTTATTTTAGAAAATCAATATCAAGCTATTGTTGCTGATGTTGAAATACCAAAAGACACGTTAAAGGCATTGCAGGATTTGCGTGACGCTGCTGAAAGTTATTTTTTCCATGAGAAGTTAACAACAAATCAGGTTATTAATATTGATATTAAACCAATGCCAGCACAGGTTTTATCATTTTCATTGTATGGTGATATTGGTTTAACAAGAGAATTAACCGAATTAAATAATGTGATTAATGTTAGTACAATGTCTGGAACAGTTCAGGTGTTTACCGAATGATGTCATTTATTGTAAATAACAAAGAATATAAAAATGTAATCAGGGCTAAAGCATCTGATTCGATTGATGAGTTTTCCGGTTCATTTAGCTTTACGACTAATCAAAAAACAGGAATAAAAGCGGGTGATTCTTGTGCTGTGAATGTTGACGGTAAATTATTCTTAACAGGATTTATTGATATAACAGAAATTAGTTATGGTGACTCAAGTCATGAAATAACATTTTCTGGAAGGTCTAAAACACAGGATATTATTGATTCAACTATTAGCGATAAGGTAGAAGTAAAAGGAAGTATTACTTTAATTGATGCCATTAAAAAAGTACTTGAAACAATTAATTCACCATTAGAAGTTATTAACGATAATAGTATAGGTGCAACAACATATCTTGATGGCATTAGCGGTAAGATTGGTGATAATGCTTTCGAGTTAATTAGTACGTATTGCCGAAGAAATAAAGTTCTACTCACTTCAAATGAAGATGGAAATATTGTTCTAACTGATGGGTTGGCTAAAAATTCAGGCATTAAATTAGTTAACAAATCCGGTGCTGGTAATATTAAAAAGGCTAATTTTTCTCATTCATTAGCTAATCGATTTTATGAATACAATGTTAAATCTCAATTAGGTAGTGGTTCGCTATTACTTGGAGGAGATAAAACACCAAAAAATATAACCGATCAGAGTGGAAGTGTTTTTGATAATACCATAAGAAAAACAAGAATAATGAATGTAGTTGCCGAGAAATCATCAAATGTAGATCAATGTAAAGAGCGCGCAGATTGGATGGCTAGAATGAATAAATCCAGATCAATGACGTATAATGCGACAACAGCTTTTCATAGTCGTGAAGGCAAGCAGTGGAGAAAAGGTGAGTTAGTTAATATTGATGATGATTTTGTTTTTGAAGAATCTGTTATTTTACTAATAAAAAAGGTTTCATTTTCAGAGGGCGAAGAAAGCACGACAATTATCGAATGCGCTCCAGAGGATATTTATAGAAATATTGCTTCTGAACCTATTAAATTAGAAGCTGAGAAAGGTGCATTATTTTGATTAATCGTTGCTATATCACTAACATAAGTAAAGATGATAAAACCTTTCAATTTGCACAAGTGGAATACATGGGTAAGGTTGTTGATGTTGAAGTTATCCAGCCTTACGGGTTAAGTAGCAATCCTCCTGCTGATTCAATTGGAATATTATTTGATATTCAGAGTGATGATAATCAAGTAGCTATTTTTAATAAACATAATGAGCGATTTAAAAACCTAAAAGAGTGGGAAGTCCAATTAGGTAACTTTAACACTGGTGCATCAATTAAATTTGAAGAAGATGGAAATATAAGTGTTAACGCTACTGGTGGTAAAATTGGAATAACGAATGATAGTGGTGAGGATTTGCTTGATTTGGTAGATCAAATATTAACAGCTATTCAAACATTAACGGTTACAACCGTGGCTATTGGTTCACCCACTACTGTACCAATAAATACAGCTATATTTGCAACAATACAGACTGATTTGGCGAAATTAAAAACATGATAAATGAGATGATTTTATGGCACCTCCATTAACCTGCGGAAAAGGTATAGTCTGGAGTTCAACTTTTTGGAGTTCAACTTTCTGGAGTTTGTCAGCGTGGTCTAATACATCTATTTATGATTGTGTCTATGAATGTGATCGTGATGAAGATGATGTAATGATCGACATTCATTTAACGCAAGAAAATGGAATATATGATTTTGTTTATTGTAGTAAAGGTGATTTTAGTATCACAAGCGGATTTGATACATCCCTGTTAATGTCGTTATTTTGTGAACGTAGAGCATTACCTTCTGAGGTGCCAGACGCTATTCGACGTAGAGGCTGGATAGGCAATCGATTTTATAATGAGGATGGTTTTGAGAACGGGTCAAAATTATGGATTCAAATTGAGCAAGGTCGAATAACAAATAATGTTTTAAATGCGGTAAAGAATGCCGCTCAAATCGGTCTTGAATGGCTGATTTCAGATAATTATGCTAAAAAAACAACTGCTGAAATTATAAACGATAACGGGGTGATTAAGTTGAAAATAACAATTACTGTTAGTTCGTCTAAAATTGAAGAAAGGTTTTTTGATATTTGGAGTAAAACGGGATTATGAGTGTTAAATTTCCAAAAGATCAACAAGAGTTAGTTAATTCGACTAAGACTGATTTTCAACGACAAAATCAATCCTCTAATCCTTTCTTAAAAAATAGTTTTATTGGTGCTTTATTAACTGGATTCTCATTG